TTTGCCACCAGCTACATCCCAACAACTACGACGGCTTCGACTCGCAATGCTGATGTAGCCACCATCACGGGAACCAACTTCAGCGACTTCTGGCAAGCAGGCAAAGGCGGCGCATCGGTGCAGGCTACCCCGTCTACGGTGTCCGGCATCCGTCCGCTGGTGCAGTACGACGATGGCACGGCAAACGAAATCATTGCGCTGCGTGGCAACACCACCAACCCAGAGCTGTACATCGTTGACGGTGGCACACCGCAGGCCCAGCTTGATGCTGGCACCATAGCAGCCAACACAGCTTACAGCCTAACCGGATGGTGGCAGACCAACGACTGCAAAGCACGCAAGGACTCAGGCGCAGTGGTCACAGACGACACCGCCACAATTCCCACAGTCACACAGGCTAGGCTTGGTAGTGATGGCACCAATTACTTAAATGGCCATCTTGCCACAGTCAACTATTACGATTCGTTCTTTGGGCAACCGATTTACACTCGGCGCAAGAACAAAGTTTTTGCATCACTTCTTTGAAAGGCCAACACCATGTCTTACGTCACACCGTTTTTGCAAAATGGTACAACTCGCGCAATAACTGCCGCAACCACTGCACCCACAGCGGTTCAAATTTTGCCAACTTTTACCAGCGCCCTTGGCCCTCGAAACCAGTTTCGTGTGGTCAACGCCGGGACTGAAATTGCGTTTTTGGGCACAGGTCCGACTGCCGCACTTGCCGTTACAAACGCTGCTCCGGTGACCACTACTGGTGACGCAATTCCCATGCTGCCCGGTGCGGTAGAAATTTTTTCCTTGGTGCCTGACTGGTTTTTCACCGCCCGCACTGCGTCAGGGACAAGTCAGCTTTACATCACGCCCGGCGAAGGGTTATGATTCACACACTGTACCGGCCCAGTAGACCGGGAACTCACATGAGTTACAAATGACTGATGAAGTCCAAAACCTAGCGGAAGTAGACTCCGCGCCAGCACCCGAAGTGACGGCCACATCGGACAATGCACAAAATCTGCCGGAAGTCGCTGACCAGAGTAACGAGACACCCGAGGAGAAGAAATTCTCTCAAGCTGAACTCGATTCGATGATCGGCAAGCGCCTCGCAAGAGAACAGCGCAAATGGGAACGTGAGCAGCAAGCCAAACAAGCAGAGATGCAAGTGCGGCAGTCGGTGCCCAAGGAACTCCCGCCTGTGGATCAATTTGAGTCCCCTGAAGCCTATGCGGAAGCACTGGCAGTCAAGCGGGCCGAGGAGATGCTCCACCAGCGTGAACTCCAGAAGCAAAAAGCAGCGATTGAGGACAGCTACGCAGAACGTGAAGAAGAAGTTCGGAACAAGTACGACGACTTTGAACAAGTCGCATACAACCCGAATCTCCGAGTTACCGATGTGATGGCCGAGACAATCAAAAGCTCCGACATTGGACCTGATCTGGCCTACTGGCTGGGCAGCAACCCCAAGGAAGCTGATCGCATCTCTCGTCTGTCGCCACTGCTGCAAGCGCGAGAAATCGGAAAGATTGAGGCTAAGATAACTGCCGAACCTTTCCAAAAGAAAACTTCGTCCGCACCTGAACCGATTCGTCCGGTGACTGCACGAGCAACCAATTCCGGTGTCACTGACACCACCGATCCTCGGTCTGTCAAGACCATGAGTACATCGGACTGGATTGCTGCCGAGCGTCAACGACAACTCGATAAGGCACGGGCACTTCGCAACCGCTAACCTCCAAAGTCGGGTATGATTACCCGAAATAGGAGGTAAACATGGAAAAGGATAATCAGTCTCTGACTGCGGAAGAACTGAAGCGGCAACGCAACAGGGAAGCAGCGGCCAGATACAGAGAGCGCAACCGGGAACGGTTTAACCAACGTATGCGGGACTGGCGTGAAGCGAATCGGTTGAAAGACCGTGAGCATAAACGTGAACACCGCAACCGCAAGTTAGTGAATGGAACGCCTGATGAAGTCGCTGCAATACGCAAGGCCGAGTCAGAGAAAACCAGACGATTGCAAGCGGTTTGCAGAACGCAAGTGTTTGAAGCCTACGGTGGATACAAGTGCAACTGCTGCGGTGAAAGTGAACCGATGTTTCTTTCGATAGATCATATTGACAACAACGGCGCAACTGAGCGAAAGTCGGGCCAATACTGCGGAAGCGGTACCGGGTTTTACCAGTGGCTTCGTAAGAACAAGTTCCCTCCGGGGTATCAGGTTCTTTGTATGAACTGTAATACGGGGAAGCATAAGAACGGCGGCGTGTGTCCTCACCAGTCTTCATCATCATTTAAAGGAAATTGAAATGTCTAACAGCCTGCTTACCATCGACATGATCACAAGGAAGAGTTTGGAAATCCTTGAAAACAACCTTGTGATCACCCGCAACGTGAACCGCCAGTACGACGACAGCTTCGCTGTTGAAGGTGCCAAGATCGGTTCCACACTGCGTATCCGTTTGCCCGACCGCGCTCTGGTGACTGACGGTGCCGCCCTGCAAGTTCAGGACGACAACGAACAGTTCACCACTCTGACTGTCTCCAGCCAGAAGCACATCGGCATCAACTTCACATCCGCTGAATTGACCATGCAGTTGGACGACTTCGCAGAGCGTGTCTTGAAGCCACGTATCAGCCAGTTGGCCTCCACTGTGGATGCTGACGTTGCCAACGCATACAAGCTGATCGGTAACAGTGTCGGTACTCCCGGCGTTGCCCCCGCTACCGCTTTGGTGCTGTTGCAAGCCCAGCAGAAGCTGAACGAGAATGCCGCCACCATGTCGCCTCGTTACGCTACCGTGAACCCTGCCGCCAACGCTGCATTGGTCAACGGCCTGTCTGGCTTCTTCAACCCCACAGACGTCATCTCTCGCCAGTTCAAGAACGGCATGATGGGTGAGCAAGTGTTGGGCTACGAAGAAGTCAACATGAGCCAGTCGATCAAGGTTCACACCTGCGGCACCCGCGCTGCCACTGGCAACACCACTGGCGCTGCTGTGACCTCCGAAGGTGCAACCACTCTGACTCTGACTGTCGGTTCCGGCGAAACAATCAACCCTGGTGACGTGTTCACCATCGCTGACTGCTACGCTGCCAACCCACAGACTCGTGAGTCCACCGGTTCGCTGTTCCAGTTCGTGGCCCTGTCGTCTTCGACTGTCACCACCACAGCTACTGTGACCGTGGCTCCTATGTACTCGGCTGGTAACGCCCTGTGCACTATGGTGTCCCTGCCCGGTAACAGCAAGGCTGTTGTGTTCACTGGCGCTGCTTCGACCAGCTACCCACAGAACATGGTGTACCACCGTGACGCCATCGCGTTCGCCACTGCTGACCTGTTGCTGCCACAAGGCGTTGACATGGCTAGCCGTGCCGTTCACAACGGTATCAGCCTGCGCGTTGTTCGTCAGTACGACATCAACAACGACCGTATGCCTTGCCGTGTTGACGTGCTGTATGGCTACAACACGATTCGTCCACAAATGGGTTGCCGCATCTGGGGCTAATCCAAGGCGGGGGCTTCGGCCCCTGTTTTCAAATCAATCTGAAAGGAAATTATCATGGCACTCCCTAACGGCGCAGGCGGTTACCAAGTTGGTGACGGCAACATCGGCGAAGCTACTCTGTTTGTGCAAGGCGCACCCACTGCCGTGGCTGCCGCTGCGACAATGACTGCTGCTCAGTTGGCAAACGGCTTGTTCGTTTTCGACGGCACTGCTGGCAACCTGACTCTGCCCACCGTGGCATTGGTGGAAGCCGACATCTCTAGCGCATCCAAAGTGAACGCTGCGTTTGACTTCTTTGTTGTCAACGCAGACGCATCTGGCTCTGACGCTGTGACGCTGGCTGTCGGCACTGGCTGGACCATCGTTGGTGCTGCTGCTGTTGCTGCTGCTACATCGGCCCATTTCCGCGCCCGTAAAACCGGCGATGGTACTTGGACCGCATACCGCATCAGCTAATCGCTTGAGCAACTAGCAAAACGGGGGCTTTGGTCCCCGTTTTCACATGGAGATTTGAATGAACGTCACCCTTATACACCCCATTCATGGCGCAAAAGTTGCGACCAATGAAACCGAAATTGAGATGGATGAAAAGAACGGCTGGACACGGTACAATCCTGCTACGCCCGTCGAGGTGGCACCGAAAGCAGAAAAGCCTGTGCGCAACAAGCTGACTCGCAAAGTGACCGATAAACCTGTCGAACAGCCCAACGAAGTCCCATCCTTTTTGACTTCGGCAAGCGACGAATCCGAAGGAAACTGAAATGGCATATACCGCTGGCGATCAGATCAACCGGGCACTCCGTCTGCTCGGCATTCTTGCCGAAGGTGAAACGGCGTCAGCGGCTACCAGTCAAGACGCTCTGGTTGCACTCAACCAGATGATTGACTCATGGAACACAGAGCGTCTGTCCGTGTTCTGCACCCAAGACCAAATCTTCACATGGCCCTCGGGTGAGATCAAACGCACCCTTGGTCCCACTGGTGACTTTGTGGGCAATCGCCCAATCCAACTCGACGACGGTACCTACTACAAAGCCCCAAGCGGCGTGTCGTATGGCATCAAGTTCATCAACCAAGACCAGTACAACGGCATCGCTGTCAAGACATCAACATCGACCTTTCCGCAGGTCATTTTTGTCAACAACACGTTTCCTGACGTGGAGATGTACATCTACCCACGTCCCACCCAGAACCTTGAGTGGCACTTCATTTCGGTTCAAGAGTTGACGCAGCCTGCCACACTGGCAACCGAGTTGCACTTCCCGCCGGGCTACATGCGGGCTTTTGCCTACAACTTGGCGATGGAGATCGCACCCGAGTTCGGCGTGGAGCCTTCGCCACAGGTACAGCGCATCGCCATGACCAGCAAGCGCAACCTGAAGCGCATCAACAACCCATATGACGTGATGAGCCTGCCCTACGCTGTTGTGGCGAATCGTCAGCGGTTCAACATCTACGCAGGTAACTTCTGATGAAGACGCCCATCCTCGGCAGCACCTACGTGGCCCGCAGTGTCAACGCTGCGGATGCCCGCATGGTCAACCTGTTCCCCGAGATCGTGCCCGAGGCTGGCAAGGAGCCTGCGTTCCTGAACCGCGCTCCCGGCCTGAATCTGGAGTTCACGGCTGGTGTTGGCCCGATCCGTGGCCTGTGGGTGCTGGCTGGCAACCTGTACGTGGTCAGCGGCACTCAACTGTACAAGGTGACCCCCGCCTACGTGGTGACCCTGATTGGCACCGTGTCGGGCACCAGCGGGCCTGTCAGCATGGCCGACAACGGCATCCAGTTGTTCGTGGCTTGCAACGGCCCCTCGTACATCTACAACTCGCAGACAGACGTGTTTGCCCAGATCACCGACCCCGACTTCCCCGGTGCTGTCACCGTAGGTTACGTAAACGGGTTTTTTGTGTTCAACGAGCCGAACAGTCAAAAAATTTGGATTACCAGTTTGCTTGACGGCACCAGCGTTGACCCACTCGATTTTGCATCTGCTACGGGTTCGCCTGACGGTGTAGTTGGCATCATCGTGGACCACGGGCAAGTGTGGGTCTACGGTACCAACTCTATCGAGGTTTGGTATTACAGCGGCAACGCTGACTTCCCGCTTGAACCCATCAGTGGCGCGTTCAACGAGTTGGGCTGCGCTGCGGCCTACTCGATTGCCAAGATGGACAACGGCCTGTTCTGGCTGGGCAAAGACGCCCGTGGTCAGGGTATGGTCTACCGGGCCAACGGTTACTCCGGCCAGCGCATCTCGACTCACGCAGTCGAGTGGCACATCCAGCAGTATGGCAACTTGTCGGACGCCATCGGGTACACCTACCAGCAAGACGGCCACAGCTTCTACGTGCTGATCTTCCCCAGCGCAGACACGACTTGGGTCTACGATGTGGCAACACAGGCGTGGCATGAACGCGCCGGGTTCTCCAACGGTGACTTCACTCGTCACTGGAGCAATTGCCAAGCGTTCTTCAACAACAAGGTGCTGGTGGGCGACTACCGCAACGCCAACGTCTACTCGTTTGATCTGGACGACTTCTCGGACAACGGCAGCATCCAGAAGTGGCTGCGCTCGTGGAGAGCACTACCCACCGGCCAGAACAACTTAAAGCGCACCGCGCACCACAGCCTCCAGCTTGACTGTGAGACAGGTGTCGGCTTGAACCTTGGGCAAGGCAGCGACCCCGAGGTCATGCTGCGCTGGTCAGACGATGGCGGGCACACATGGTCCAACGAGCACTGGGTCAGCATCGGCAGGATCGGTGAATACTATCGCCGTGCCATCTGGCGCAGGCTGGGCATGACCCTAAAACTGCGGGATCGTGTTTACGAGGTGTCGGGTACCGACCCCGTGAAGATCGCCATCATGGGCGCTGAACTGATGGTGAGCCCGACCAATGCCTAATCCAATAGTCGTTCCCATCACGCAGCCTCGGGTTCCTTTCCTGAACCCAGATACAGGCTTTGTCTCGCGTGAGTGGTACATGTTCCTGCTGTCGCTCAACCAGTTGACCAGCGGCAGCAACGTGTCGCTGGGCGACTTGCAAAAAGGTCCACCGACCCTGACGGTTGACGAGGTAAACGTCATCATCGACAGGGCTATGGGCAGCATCGACCCTTCGCAGGATGGGTTGCTGGCCCAGATTGCCGAGTTGCAAAAGCAGATTAATGACCTGACACAGCAGCCGTCAAGCCTTGAGAATCAGATTGCCGAGTTGCAAAAGCAGGTGGAAGCATTGCAGATGACGCCCCCACCTCGTCAGTTTGAGCGTTCTCGGTACGGCTCGTTTTACGACACCACGACCCAAACTGCGGCCACCATCAACACTGCGACAACGATCACGTTCAACACGACCGATCTGAGCAACGGTGTGTATCTCGGCACCCCAACATCAAGGGTGTACGTGGACACACCGGGCATCTACAATTTCGACACATCGTTTCAGTTGGACAAGACCAGCGGCGGCGTGGCTGAGTTTTACTTTTGGTTCAGACTCAATGGTACGGACGTGCCCGACAGCGCCAGTCAGATTAGGATTCAAGGCAATGATGCCGAGATATTTTCATCGCTGAATTACTTTTTTGATTTGAATGCGGGCGACTATGTGGAAATGATTTTTTCCGTGTCTGACACAAGTGTTGAGCTTCTTTCCGTACCTGCGGCAGCACCTGTTCCGGGCATCCCGTCCATCATTCTCACAGTGTCAAACAATATCGGAGGTATCCAATGACAGTCATCGTCAAAAACATTGTCCCGGCCAAAACGGTCGAGGCGACTCAAGTTACCCAGTACACGGCCACCAACGTGACCACGATCATCGACAAGTTCACGGCGACCAATTACAGCGCCACGGCTGCAACGATCTCGGTCAACTTGGTCACTGTGGCTGGGTCCGCTGGCAACAGCAACCTGATCACCAAGACCAAGACGCTTCAGCCGTCCGAGGTCTACACCTTCCCCGAACTGGTGGGGCAGGTTTTGAACAATGGTGACTTCATCAGTACAATCGCAGGAACCGCCAGCGCCATCAACATGCGCGTCAGTGGTCGTGAGGTGACTCAGTGAACATGACAGTGACTTACGGCAAGGGATTTGAGGTAGACAGACCTCGGAGTCTTGCCGAGCGGGTTGCGGCTTTGCAGGAGGAAATCTCCAAGCATCCTCAGTATGAGCCGCCCACGGAACACGTGTTTCACGGCGGCATGTATTGCCGTCAAGTGTGGCGTCCAGCAGGGTGTTTAATTGTGGGCAAAGTCCACAAAAAAGAGCATTTTTACATGATCGTGTCGGGTACTGTCAAAGTGACCACGGACGATGGAGTTCAGACCATTACTGGACCAATGCTGCTGTGCAGCAACCCCGGAACCAAACGCGCCGTGTATGCGGAAACAGACGCACTCTGCATGACTTTTCACAGGGTTGAGTCAAATACGGTTGAAGAAGTAGAATCCGAGCTAGTGGAAGACGATCCAAATTCGATGTTTACCATTGGCAACAAAATCAAAAACCAGCAGATTGAGGTGAAACCATGAGTTTTGTAACAGCAGCCCTTATTGGTGGCGGTGCCGCAATCGTTGGTGGTGCGCTTGCCGGACGTGGTGCCAGTAAGGCAGCAGGTGTTCAAGCCGCAGCAGCAGACCGCGCATCCGAACTCGAACGGGAAATGTTTGAGCGCAACATTGAGTTGAACAAACCATTTCGCGAAGCTGGCATCACCGCACTCAACAAGCTGGTTCCGCTGGCGACCGAGTACACACCCTTCGGGATGCAGCAATTTCAGCAAGACCCCAGTTACGCTTTCCGCATGTCTGAAGGCATGAAAGGTCTGGAGCGATCCGCTGCTGCTCGTGGTGGACTGCTGTCGGGTGCTACGCTCAAAGGTATCCAGCGATACGGTCAAGACATGGCGTCACAGGAATACCAAAACGCATTCAATCGGTATCAAGCCGAGCGTCAGGCTCGTCTAAATCCGCTGCAATCGTTGGCCGGTGTTGGTCAAACAACATCGCAGCAACTGGGTCAGGCTGGTACGCAGATGGCTGGCAACGTGGGTAACTTGATGACTGGTGGCGCAGCAGCTCGCGCATCGGGTTACGTGGGTCAGGCTAACGCGCTGACTGGTGCCTTGAGTGGGGCGACCAACATGTACATGCAAGGTCAATTGATGAACAGGTTGCTGCCGTCTACACCGAGTTACAGCTACGGTGGGTTTGGTGGTGGTAGCGGCACATTTGGTGAAGGGCAATACTAATCATGGCACTTAATCCAAACATTGCACTGGCGGCGCGGGGTGTTGAACTGCAAGACCCGCTGGCTCAGTACGGTCGCGTCATGGCGATTCAGCAAGCGGGCAACCAAAACGCGCTTGCTCAGTACCAGCTTGGTGCCGCACAGCGTGGTGAGGCTCGTGACATTGCCCGAACAAACGCGCTTGCGCAAGCGGGGTCTGATGAAACCGCAGTTGCAAACGCATTGCTGAAATCGGGTGACATTGCCGGGTACTCTGCTTTTGTAAAAGCAGCGGAAGATCGCAAGACACAAAAACTCACGCAGCAAAAGACTGAGGGTGAGTTGTTTGACACGTCAATGAAGCAGATTCGCAATTTTTGGGGAAATGTTCGCACACCCGAAGATGCGATGGCGATTCACAATGCCACGCACAAAGACCCGATCATCAACAAGCGGTTGCAGGCACTTGGAATTACCGAACAGATGGGTCGTCAGCAGATCATAGACGCTGCCAAAGACCCCACTCGATTTGCAGAGTTTGTGAAAAAAGCCCAACTTGGTGCTGAGAAGTTCATGGAAATGAACAAACCCACGACACAGGTCATTGACCAGAGTGGTCAGCGTCAGGTCATCCAGATTCCGGGCCTCGGTGGTACACCGACCACCGTGGGCACCTACGCCGATGTGCCGCTGCCTGCTGATGTCGAAGCGCAGAAGTCCCGCATTGCGCAAGCGGGTAAACCTGTTACGACCATCACCAACGTGCAAGAGAAAGCCGAAGCAGGCGCTTTTGGCAAGTTGCTGGTCGATCAGTATGGTGACGTTTCTAAAGCCGCTGGCTTGGCCATTAAGACGTTGCCTGGCATTGAGGCCAACTTGGGCGCATTGAACAAAGGTTTTGACACCGGTTTTGGCACTGATGCCAAAAAAGCTGGTGCGCGCATTTTGGGCGCGCTTGGTGTGCAAGACGCCGAGAAGTTTGCGGCCGACGCCGAGATGTTCCAGTCCAACGCCATCAACGCTGTGCTGCAAAAGCAGCTTGATCAAAAAGGCCCGCAGACCGAATCGGACGCGCGCCGTATCGAACAAGTCGGCGCAGAATTGGCCAAAACCAAAGACGCCAACCAGTTTATTTTGTCGTTGGCCAAAGAACAGCTCAAGCGTGATATTGATCAGCGCAACTTCTACGACAAGTGGCGTCAACGCACCGGCAGTTTTGACGGCGCTGAGAACGCATGGTTTTCGGGCGAAGGCGGCAAGTCGCTGTTTGACCGCCCAGCGCTCAAGAAGTTTGCACCTGGTGCCGCACCGGCCGCTAGCCAGATTCCTGGCAACGCCCCTGCGCCAGCTCGCGCAGCGCCAGCTGCTGCGCCAATCTACGCCCGTAACCCGCAGACCAACCAGCGTATCATGTCCACCGATGGTGGCAACACTTGGACCCCCGCGAGGTAATAAACATGGCGCTTCCTGCTGGATTTGAACTGGAACAAGCACCTGCGCAAGCGGGCGCGCAAACTTTTAATCTGCCTGCCGGTTTTCAGCTGGAAACCGAACAGCGGTCTGAAATCCCTGCGCCACGTCAGCCAGGCTTCTTGACACAGCTCGGCCGAAGCGCTGCTTCGCTGGCCGACGTCACCATCGGCGGCGTAATTCCAGCCGTGGCCCAGCAGGTCGTGTACCCGCTGGCTCGTTTGGGCCGCACACCAGACGAAGCGCAAGCCGCCACAAAGCGCGTAGTCAGCGCGGTCGATCAGCCGTTCGGTAAGGCATTCGGCGTGTCGGAGACGCCTGAGTACCAGCAAGAGGCTGGCCGTCAGTTGGTGGACTTCATTGGCCAGAACTTCCAAAAAGGCGCAAAGTGGATCGCCCAAAAGACTGGCTTGCCGCAGTCTGACATTGAGAACTACATGGGCACGGCCTCTATTGCCGCGCCCAAGGTCGCCCCACCTGTTGTCCGCGCTGTTCGTGACGTGGCCGCACCGCAGATCGAGAAAGCCGTCATTGGCGCAAAGATGCCGTTTGAGCCTAGACTCCAGGCTCGCCGTGAGCGCCTGTCGCAAGAGGACTACGCCCGTGGCCCGCAGATCGACGCAGCAGCCGACGCCCAGCGCTTGGGCATTGCGCTCAACCCCGTAGACATCGAGCCGTCGCGCATGGCCAAGTTGACGTCGATGGCCGCTGGCCCTCGCGGCCCAGAAGCGCTGGCCAACGTCAACAAGAACCAAGTGCGGACGATTGCGCTCAACGAGATGGGGCTGCCCGCAACTACGCAGCTGAACACGCCGCAAGCATTCCAGCAGGCGCGCAAGCAAGTCGCCAAGCCTTACGACGAAGTGGCCAAGCTGCCCATCCAGCAGGCCGACGACGCTATGGTGCAGCGCTTAGAAGCGTTACGCGCTGATCTGGACATCATCGGCGCAAAAGAGTACGCGCCTGCTATCGGCAAGATCGTTGACGACGCCATCTCCAAAACGCAGACTGGCCTGACCGGCGAACAGCTGCTCAAGAACATCAGCGTACTGCGCGAGCGTGCTCGCAAGACATACAACAACAAATCGGCTACCACCGAGGCGCTTGACATCGCCGATACCAACCTCAAGGTGGCCACCGAGTTGGAATCGTTGATTGAGAACAGCATCTTCAACCCGAAGCTGCTAGACCAATTCCGTGACGCTCGTCAGAAGATGGCGCGCACATACGCCTACGAGGGTGCTACCGACCTCAACACCGGCATGTTGGACGTCAAAAAGCTGTCCCGCATCACGGCCAAAGACAACAACCTGACCGGCGACATTGCATCGCTGGGCCGGATCGCAGGTAACTTTCCTGATGTGTTCAGCGCTGCACCAACACCAGGCGCGCTGACTGCACCTCGCTTGAGCCGCTCCGGCGCTGGCGGCGCAGCCGGTGCAGTGATCGGCTCGCAGTTTGGCTTGACTGGCTCTATCGTGGGCGGCGCGCTGGGCGGTCTAGGCACCGAAATGGTCGGCGCGGCTGCTGCCCGCCGCATGGCCTCGCCCGGCTACCAGGCTGGCCTGAATCTGCGCGACATGCGCATTCCGGTCAACCAGTTGGCCGCGTCGATGCAACCCATCCCGCAGAACCGCGCTGTCGTCCCCTACGAAGCGCCGGTCGAGGTGCTGATGCCCGGCGAAGGCCCGTACCAGCCAAACTTTGTGATGCAGCCCAACCAGTACAGCCGTGTTGTTCCAGGCACGGCTGAAGCACCGCGCAATATGCTGGGCTACGATCCTAACGCGCCGGTGCAAGGCCAGCCGCGCGCATTTGAGATCATGCGCGAACGCGAGCGCGAGCTGTCTATGAAGCAAGGCCGTCAGGCCGAGGCCCAACAGGCAGCCGCCGAGGCTGCTGTTCCTCGTCAGGTTACCCGTGGTGGGACTGAGCTTGTGTTTGACCCCGTTACCGGCAGACTGGTGCCCGCACCTACCGCTGGCGCAGGCGGCGTCGTTGGCGCGCCTTCCGCACTGGAGTCCGCAGTTGCCAAGATGTCTGGACAGATGGTTTTTGAGCCGCGAACTCAATACGAGACAGTCCAAACTGGCTCATACTTGAACCGGGCGCCGATGACCGAAACGCGCGCGCTGGAGCAACTTACGCTTACGCCCGCAGAAGCGAAAAAATACGCGTTGCCAACGCGCCAAAGTCAAGCTTTTGCCATGACAGCCGAGGAAAAGATTGCGTGGAACAAAGCCAAGGCTGACTTGGCCGAAGTGATGCCGGGCATGAAGACGCTTTCGGACGAAGCCATCGCGTCTCGCATGGCCGATGTCAAATGGTCTGAGCAAGCCGTTGCCAACGCCCGTGCAAAAGTCGAACAACTTGCCCGTCAAGAAGCGCTTTTGACCGAGCAGTTGGCCAACCGCAACAACTTGCGCATGCTGGCCCGTGAAATTGAGGCCAAGAACAAAGAATTGGTCAAGATTCAAGCGGACCGTCAGCGCATGATGGACCTGGCTGAACAAATGGACGAAGGCTTGCGTAAAGCCCGACCCGTCAGCACTGGCGGTCAGGGTCCGAAGACCCGCGCCTTCCAGCGCAATAAGCTGAACATGCTGTCCGACCAAGATGTCGTCAACCAGCTGCTCAATCGTTAAAATACGGAAACCTTGAATCATGGAAGCAGTAGACATGGCCGAGATCGACCCAGTGAAGTATGGAGTCTTGTGGGAGCGCGTTCAGAATTACGAGCGCCGCTTCGATGAGATGAGCAGCAAAATGGACAAGCTGGAGGCCAACGTCGAGAAGCTGGTGGCTATGGCGAACCAAGGTCGGGGTGGCTTCTGGGCCGGGATGGCCTTCGTGTCATTCATCTCCAGCGCCGTGGGCTTTGCACTAAGCTGGATCAAAGGCCACTGAGATGAACTGGGCCGATTACCCGAACTTCAGCAAAGCAGAATTTGACTGCAAGCACACGGGTAAGAACGAGATGCAGCCCGAGTTCATGGCACTGCTGCAAAAGCTGCGTTCGATGTACGGCAAGCCCATGACCGTCACCAGCGGTTATCGGCACTGGACGCACCCGGTAGAGGCCAAGAAGGGTCACACGACTGGTGAGCACACCCAAGGTGCCTGCTGTGACATTGCTTGCACCTCGGGCGCTGACCGTTACCAGATCATCCGGCTGGCCTTGCAGCTTGGCTTTCCTCGCATCGGCATCGCCAAGACGTTTATTCACCTCGGCATCGGTGGTGCCGGACTTTCTTCACCAACCATTTGGGATTACTCATGAACGCAACAATCATTCAAGCCTTGGTTCGCCACATTTTGACCGCACTGGCTGGCGGTTTTGCAATGAAATACGGCATCGACGGTGGAACCCTCGATGCCGTCATCGGCGGTGCTTCCGCTTTGGCTGGTGTTGGCTGGTCGGTTTACGACAAACGCAGCAGCAAATAAGCCAGCATCGGCCACACGGTCAGGCCAATCATTGCCATCAGCAGCCAGTACGCCAGCCGCTTGAGTTGGTGACGCCAGATGCTTGGTGGCAGGATGTCAGCAGCGGGTATCCTGCGTCCAACCTTGGCGACTTTGTTGCAGTCGTTCGTCATATCGGATCCTTTCTTCAGTTGAAAATCGGTGCAGGTTGGCACACTCGTATCGGCGCGTCACCACACCGTCTGTTTTGCGTGTCCTGGTTTCTTTGACCGTGGTCCATGCTCCGCATACTGGGCACTTCATAACTCGTGCTTGTTCAGCGATGGCTTGGTCATCGGGTGCGCCCGGCTGTGGATGCTGAACTGCTTGTAGGCGATCAGGTTTTCCTCTTTGGTCAGCGCAGCGTCAACGGCCTGGCCCTTGGGCCTGAACGCAGGGTCTTTGACAAAGATGCTCGGGCGTGGGTTCTTCTTCCAATGGAACGGTGAGTTGGGGTGGCATTTGCACTTCATAAGGCTCTTCTTAGTTCTCTGATTTTGTCGCGTGTCATCGCCATGTTGAACACATTGTTCATGCGCAGGATTTTGTTGCGGTGCGCTTCGCTGCGTCTGCGGTTCTCGCGCACGTTGGGCTTGGGCCTTGGCTTGTCAGGCTGGTCACCGATCATAAACACAGCGCGTGGGTAGCGCCTTGCGTCATCATGGCCGTAGGTCCAGTTTGCGATGTAGATGCGTTTGACGCCAGCCTTGGTGCGCTTGTTCATCTTGGCAAGGGCTGCATGGGCGTCATACCTGCCGATGTCTGCGTAGTCTGCAAACTCTTGTGCGGTGATCTTGCCGAACTCGTGCAGCGCCTCCCATGCCTTGGCTATCAGTGTGCCGCTGTTCAGTGGAGTCACTTCACGATCCTCATGAACGCACCGCACCGGGCGCACTTGTAGATTGGTTGACCTTCGACGGGTTCCCAGCGGTGTTGGCATTCGCTCATGCGTCCACCTCAGTGGCTTTGTGCAGATAGGCCGTCAGGCGCTTGATCTGCGCCTCGCGGTACTTGCACATGCTGTCAGCGTACTCACGCGCTGACTGAGTTTCGAGGAGGCTGCGCTTGGCCTCCTCCAGTTCACGCAGCGCCAGCGCCTCGGCAGTCGGTGTGGTGTAGGCGTTCTTCACAAAGTTGTACAGTTCACGGATCATTTGATTGCTTCCTTTAGTAGGGCTGCGCGTTCACGAGCGACACGCAGCGTGTTGTAGCGCTGATGCAAGCGCTCGATCACCTTCACACGCTTAGCGCCTGCCACCTCAGAGTCGAGCAGTGCTTTAACGTCTGTCTCTGGCAGCGAGGCCAGTACTTCATTCAGTTTTCGCCAGGTGTAGTTCAATTTTTTTCTCCAGTTGTTCAATCAGTTTGGTTGTGCGGGCGTGTGTGCGCTGCGCCGCGTTGAGTTGCCGCGTCTTGTGCCGCAGCTCAGACTTGGCCACGCGCAGCTTGGCCTTCCATTGGTCGATGCGTTTCATTTCAAAGCCTCCATTGCAATATCTGACACGCTGCGCTTGTCGTGCAGCGCACCCCAAATCTTTTCGTCCACGCTGTCCTTGGCCATCAGCAGGTAGACCCACACGTCGCGGGTTTGGCCGGACCGATGCAAACGTCCGACGGTTTGTTCGTAAAGCTCAAGGCTCCACGGCAGGGACAGAAAGACCATGTGGTGCCCTCCGTGCTGTAAGTTAAGGCCGTGACCTGCGGATTTCGGGTGCACTGCCAGTAGTCGAACTTGGCCAGCGTTCCATCGTCCAATGGCGTTATCATGGTCCAGCGTAACAAGATGCCCGTAGCGTCGCTTGAGTTCGGCAAGCTCTTCTTGGTACTGGTAAACAAGGATGGTGTTTGCATGTTGGTTCTCGTCAAGTAAGTCATCCAGCGCGTTGAACTTGTGAAAGCCCAACCAGTGCGGCTGCGGTGTGTACACAAACCCGCTGGCGATCTGTTGCAGCTTCTGCGTCACAACGGCCGCGTTCAAGGCAATCGCCTGCGCGTTGTCGAACTCGACCACGAAGTCTTTCTTCATCGTGTCGTAGGGCTTGCGGTCGTCCATGTCCACACGCAGCTCGACCTGGTGGCAGGGCGGCAGCTTGTCCTTGTACTCGCCAGGCTCCAGCACGAACGTGGCGGGCTTGATGCGCTTCATGACCATCTCGAGCGCGCCAGGGCGCGGTGTCCACTCGCTGAAGTCGGGGCGGCGGTCCTCAACAAAGTACTGCTGCATGAACGCGCCCTTGGCACGGCCGAGCAACGACTGGTCCACGATCTTGCACTGACCAAACACGTCGGCTAGTCCGTTGCTGGTGAACGAGCCAGTCAGGCCCCAGCGTACAGGGCAGTCGAGCACCTTGTTCAGCGCCTTAAAGCGCGCGCCTGACGGGTTCTTTAGCTTGGTCAGCTCGTCGAACACCACGCCATCAAACTCAAACTTTTGGTCAGCCAGCCACTGGATGTTGTCGTAGTTGGTCACGACCACTTGGGCCTTGGACTGGAGCGCAGCCAGGCGCTGCTTGGGCGTGCCCACGGCCACGGCGACCGACAGCATCGGTGCCCACTTGGGCTGCTCCACCGGCCAGACGTCGGTGCACACGCGCTTGGGGGCCAGCACGAGCCAGCGCTTGACGTGCTGGTCGCGCCACATCTCCCACATGGCCGTGAGCGTGATGGCTGTCTTGCCCGCACCCACAGGGGCGAGCACCATCGCCCGGTCGTGCTCATACAGGAAGTCAGCCGCCTGATTTTGGTAGTCACGCAGCTTTGGCATTGAGTTCAATCAGCAGCTCGATGTAGTGCTTGGCCTTCTCCAGATCGGCGATGCCGTTCTTCTCGCGCCAGCGGGTGATGTACTTCACGACGTTGCCCTCGCAAAAGCCGAGGTTGTTGGCGTGGATGTAGATGATCGGCTGGATAGCCTTGTCCTTGTAGTGGCCACCGCCGACCTGCGTGTTCAGCGCACTGCCTGTCAGCGTGCTGAACGCCTCATCCTCTTCCATAGTGACTGGTAATGAACTCATCGACTTGCTCCTTGTTCCATAAACACACGTACTTCTGATTCATCCGCGCCATGTCGACCGCGAACACCTTCTGCAATGGCGACAGTCTGCCACCCTCAGTCTTCAGCTCCACGAACCACGTCTGGCCGTCAGGCAGGCAGACCACCCGGTCGGCCACGCCTCGGTGCGCAGGGCTGGTGAACTTGTACGCCACGCCGCCCAGCGCTTTGACGCGCTTGATCAGGTAGCGCTCGACATCCCGCTCAAGCACAGTTTCGCTCCCACCGTATACGGGCAACGCCTGCCGAGCCAATATCACCCCTAGCACGCGAAGGGGCGTCCCACCCTGCGCGGGGCGCTAACATCTGCGTTGGTGTCCACCCCGCACCGCGCAAAGAAGCGCCGGACTCATCGTGTTGCGTATACGTCACGCACTTTGCGTAGCCAAGTGCTATTGCTGCGCGCACAATCGCGCCGTAGAGCATTGAGTTGGCGTTGCGCGTGCCATCTGTGCAAGTACGAGTAACTTCTAGCGTCATACCATCATCGAGCATTCGGGCCACTGGCCGCCCGGCTACCGCAACGCCGACCAATCGTTCGCCATCAAACAGGCCCACGCTAAATTTGTGCCCAACTGGCGGCTTGTTATGCCGATGATGTTCGCGGACAAACGCTTGCGCGGTTTTAAGGGACACGGGCTTAATTTGCACGGTGTCTAAACTCGTCTGCGACCACAAGGCCGTTAGGCACCAACTCGACCACGATTGACTTCTCATGGCTGATGATGCTCACGCAGTTTGGGTCGTAGCCGCGCTGCAAGCAATACTCGCGCAGGGCCTCCTGTAATTCGCCGAGCGTTAGCTCTACGGTTTGAATCTTCATGTCGTTTTCTCCTTTTGCAGAACTGTAACATGAAAAAAAGATTTGCACAACAAATTTTTTGTGTGCTAAGATAGAGGCTCAATCAACTACAGGACAGTCAAATGGAATATCACATCCCTGCCGCTGCTGATAACACCAGCATCAACGTCAGCCGATATGAAGGCGGCGTTTGGATCAGCGTCATGCGCCATTGCGCTTACGCATCTACACACCTCACACGCGAACAGGCCGAGCAACTGCGCGACGCCCTCATTGCGCTCACCTTGGAGACAGAAGATGCAGCACAGTAATATCGTCGGCGGTAGCACCGCCAAGCGCGTCATCGCTTGCCCTGGCTCTGTGGCGCTGGTGCAGAAGATGCCGCCCAAGCCGTCGAGCGAGCACGCAGACCGTGGCACCATGCTGCACGACGTGATCTCTGAAATCCTCGGCAAGAACTTGCCTTGGGATCAGTTCATTGGTACGGTCTACGAAGGCCAGGTGCTCACGCAGGAGCTGTTCGACGAGAAGATCGTCGTGGCGCTTGAGCTGCTGGATGAAGTTGACCCACACAAGGGGCTGGAATATGAAGTGGAGACGCGTGTTGGCTTCGGCGATCTGCTACCTGGCGTGTTTGGCTCTACTGATTTGGTCGGTCGTATCGGTAGTCGGGCTATTGTGCTCGATTGGAAGTTTGGCGACGGCGTGGTAGTAGAGGCCGAAGAGAACGCCCAACTCATGTTCTACGCTGCGGCCTGTATGCGTACAGAGTCGGCGCAGTGGGCGTTCGCTGGCGCAACAGAGGTCGAGCTGATCATTGTGCAGCCGCCCATGATCAAGCGCTGGGTGACGACCAAGGAACGCATCAAGCAATTCGAGCAAGAGCTGGTGGCGGCCGTCAAGGCAGCGCAGTCGCCCAACGCCAAGCTGCAACACGGCGATCACTGCCGCTGGTGCGCAGCCAAGCCGGTGTGCCCTAAGATGACCGGCGCTGTGGACCGCGCCCTGCAAGTGCAACTGAAAGAAATAGATGTTGACACGCTGGGCAAATACCTGAAGAATGCAGAACTTCTTGAAGACTGGATCAAAGATTTGCGCGGTCTTGCACTGCAACTTCTTGAGAAGTCAGTGCCAGTGCCCGGCTACAAGCTGGTGCAGAAACAGGCGCGGCGTCAGTGGTCCGACGAGGCAAGCGCGCTTGAGACGCTGCACGAACTGGGTGTTCCCCGTTCGGAGCTGCTCAAGCCAGAAGAATTACTCAGCCCAGCTCAAATGGAGAAGGTGCTGAAAAAGCGCAAGATGGCACTGCCCGACGATCTCGTCGTGTCGGTGTCATCAGGCACAACACTGGCAAGCGAGGATGACCCCCGCCCATCAGTGTTGCAAATCGGGCAGCAGATTTCTGCGGCCCTTCTTAAACTTCAGTAAAGGACAATCATGTCAAATCTCGCTACTTTCTCTTCGGCAAATCTGCCAGCAGTTTCCACCCTCTCCACCGCTTTGCGTGCGATTGAACAAGGCGCAGGTACAGCAGGCGTCGTCATCCTGAAAATGGACAAGACAGGCCACTGGGTGTTTGGTGCTGACCAGACTGAAGTCGAAGATGACTCAACCTGGGCCATCAACCCTTTCTCGTTCGTCCACGGCTATATCGCTTGGGGTGACGGTGAAGTGCTTGGTGAGAAAATGACCGGTGTGCAGCACCCCCTGCCAGAACTTGACGCAGCGCCTCCCGGCGCCAAGCGCGGCTGGGAGACTCAGATCGGCATGTCTTTGAAATGCCTTACTGGCGAAGACAAGGACATGGAAGCGCGCTTCACCACGACTTCGGTCGGCGGTAAGAAGGCCGTGCAAGCATTGGGCGTTGCCATCGCCACGCAAGTGGAGAAGGACCAGTCCAAGCCTGTGGCTATCGTGCGTTTGAAGAAGGACCACTACGTGCACAAGTCCTACGGCCGTATCTACACTCCGGTGTTTGAGATCGTCGAATGGGCCAGCATGGATGGTGCTGCTGAAGAAGTGCAAGCCGAAGAGCCAGCACCCGCTGGTCGTCGTCGTCGCGCAGCCTAAGTGAAATCGGGGTGATGTGCTTGCATACTGAGGCTGCAAGTTAAATGAGGAGCTGTGGGACAGCACATCGTAAGATGGAAAAGAGGAACTAGCAGCATCACCCCACCTATAAAGTAAAGTACAGTATGAACCCTATATTTTTTGGCGTAGCAATTTTGTGCGCCGTTATTGCAATTTTTGCCCCGCCCATCATCAATGTACTGTTTGTTTGGATGGCGTACATGTACTGGAAGATGAGCGCGTTATGACCAAACTCTGGCTTGACTTCGAGACGCGCAGCCGCTGCGATCTCAAGGCAAAAGGTGTCTACAACTACGCGCAAGACATGAGCACCGAAGTGCTGTGCATGTCCTACGCCTTCGACGATGGCGAGGTGCAGACGTGGCTACCCTCGCAAGAATTCCCCGCCGCTGTGCGCAACCACACCGGTCTGATCTACGCCCACAACGCCGCTTTTGAGCGGCTCATTTTCTGGTACGTGCTCCAGATCAATTTCAAGCTGGAGCAGTTCTACTGCACCGCAGCGCAGGCCCGCGCCAACTGCGCGCCTGGCTCGCTGGAGGACGTCGGCCGCTTCGCTGGCGCTGACATGCGCAAGGACCACCGTGGCAGCCAGCTGATCCGGCTGCTGTCCGTGCCGCAGGCCAATGGCCAGTTCCGCGAGGATGCCGCCCTGATGGCCGAGATGGTCGAGTACTGCGAACAGGACGTCAAAGCCATGCGCGCCATCAGCAAGGCCCTGCGTCAGCTGTCAGCCGACGAGCTGGCCGACTACCACGTCAACGAGCGCATCAACGACCGTGGCGTGCTGGTGGACGTGCCGCTGTGCCACGCCGCCGTCAAATACTCTGCCGAAGAAACCGTGGAGATTCAGCAGATCGTGTCCGAGGTGACCGAAGGCGTCATCACCAGCGTGCGCAGCCCCAAGATGCGCGAGTGGGTGCTGGAGCGCGTCGGTCCCGAGGCCAAGAAGCTGATGTGGACCGGCGAGAAGTATTCGATTGACAAATCAGTGCGGGCCAACCTGCTCGCGATGGAAGACCCCGATGAGATTCCGCCCCATGTTGCAGACGTCATCCAATGCGCGGACGACCTCTGGGCGTCTTCGGTTGCGAAGTTCAACCGCCTCTCGAACCTCGCCGATGAAGAAGATCACCGAGTCCGAGGCGCTTTCGTTTTTGCTGGAGGGGCTGCCACCGGCCGTGCGTCGAGCTACGGCGCGCAAGTTCACAACTTTACCCGCAAGTGCGCCAAAGAGCCTGATGAAGTACGCCACGCTATGGTGCGTGGCCACACAATCACGCCAAGATTTGGTAAACGCATTACAGATGTGCTCAAAGGGATGCTCCGGCCTGCGCTGATCGCCAAGCCTGGCCATGTCCTGATCGCCTACGACTGGTCGGCCATCGAGGGCCGTGTGCACCCGTGGCTGTCCAACTGCCCAGCGGGCGAGGCCAAGCTGGACGTGTTCCGCTCCGGCCTTGATCCGTACAAGGTCAACGCAGCCGCCACCTTTCGTGTGCCTTACGAAGACGTCGCGGGTGACCAGCGTCAGGTGGGCAAGGTGCAGGAGCTGGCCCTCGGCTTTCTGGGTGGCGCTGGTGCGTTTGAGGTGTTCGGCCGCGCCTACGGCATCCGGCTGTCGCCAGGCGAGGTGCAGCGCGCCGTCGAGGGCTGGCGCAGGGCCAACCCGTGGGCGCAGGCGCACGGTCAAGCCTTGGAAGGTGCGTATTTGCGCGCCATGAGAAACAAAGGGCATGAATTTAGAGCCGGTCGCGTTGTGTACTTGTTCGACGGCCAGACCCTCTGGTATGCTTTGCCCTCCGGTCGGGTGCTGTGCTACCCCAACGCCAAATTTGATGATGAAGGCAACGTGACGTACACCAAAGCAGCATGGAAGCCCGCCGCTGACGCCAAGGAGTGGCCCCGCGCCCGTCTGTGGCGTGGCCTGGCTTGCGAGAACGTCACGCAGGCCGCAGCGCACGACATCCTACGTCACGCGTTGCGTCAAATCTATGATGTTGTGCTGCACGTTCACGATGAGATCGTGGTCGAGTGCCGTGAAGACATAGCCGACGCAGTGAGCGCTGAAATCCATAAGATCATGTGCACGCCGCCTGCATGGGCGGCTGGGCTGCCGCTGGCCGCTGAAGGCGTGACCACCACCCGATATTCGTAAAAAGAAAGCCCCGGCGGGTTAGGCCGGGGCTAAAGTTCCAACTAAAGGAGAAACCCGTGAAAGATTTCATTGATCATCTTACCAGACTTGCCCCAGAGGGTGAAACTTTTTTGCTGGTTCGCCAGAAGCCCCAAATCAAAGAGGGCCAGATACAGTACCACCCCGACGGCGCGGTCAAGGCCACCTGGCCCGCCATGCTGCCCACGGCCAAGGTCAAGCCCGACTGGGCCATCTACGGCAACACGGCGTCGTTCATCATCGACCGCTTCAAGGATGGCCATGTGAGCGCTGGCGCGGCCAACTGCGAGTACGTGCTGGTGATGGTGCTCGACGACGTGGGCGACCCTGACAAGGCCCCCAACATTCCGCCGCTTGAGCCGACGTGGAAGATCGAGACGTCGCCGGGCTCGTTCCAGTGGGGCTATGTCTTCGGCGTGCAGCCCACGAAGGCCGAGTTCACTGCGGCCATTCGCGCCATTGCTGATGCGGGCTACACCGACCCTGGCGCCTGCAACGCTGTGCGCAACTTTCGACTGCCCGGCTCGATCAACTTGAAGCCTGGCCGTGGCAACTTCGCCGCCCAGCTGGTGGAGTTCCATCCCGAGCGCGACTTCACCCTTGAGCAGATTTGCGCCGCCCTGAACGTGGTGCCCGGCGAAGCCGAGGACGGCCACCGGCCGATCCGCATCTCCGACGATGGCACCGACGACGTGATGGTGTGGCTTTCTGACAACGGCCTGCTGCTGTCCAAGCCCAACCAAGAAGGCTGGGCCGGTGTCATCTGCCCCAACAATGCCGAGCACACCGACGGCAACCCCGAGGGCCGCTATCTGCCCGCCAACCGCGCCTACTGCTGCCTGCACTCGCACTGCATTGACCTCGACTCGACTGTGTTCCTCAAGTGGGTGGCCGACAACGGTGGCCCCAAGCACGCCCCCGGCCTGCGTGACGAGCTGCTGGTCACCGTGATGGAGTCGGCCCTTAGTAAGCTGGCCCCAACGCTTGAGTACCCCGACGTCGCTGCGGCTGTCGTGGCCGAGGTGGAGCGCAAAGAGCTGGGCCGCGTCGAGAAGGATGGCTGGTATGAGCGCTTCGCCTACATCCAGAACGATGACGCGTATTTTGACCTAGCCGACCGCCGTGAGATCGGCCGCAGCACGTTCAATGCCTTGTTCCGGCACATCTCATGCAAGTCCATCCATAACCAGCGCAAGATCGAGGCGTCGGTGTGCTTTGATGAGCACCGCCAGGCCAAAGGCGCCCGCTCGCTGGTGGGCGTGACCTACGCCCCCGGCGAGGACATCCTCTGCGCCCGTGAGGGCCTGGTGTACGGCAACCGCTGGCGCGACGCCCGCCCGGCCGTGACCGGTGGCGACGTCAGCATGTGGCTGGCCCACGCCGAGCGCATGATCCCCGACGATGCCGAGCGCGCGCATGTCCTGGACGTGATGGCCTACAAGATTCAGCACCCCAACCGCAAGATCAACCACGCCGTCCTGCATGGTGGCAACCCTGGGTCGGGCAAGGACACCCTCTGGGCCCCGTTCTTCTGGGCCGTCGGTGGCGACTCACTGGCCAACGTAAAAAAGCTGGACAACAAGGACCTTTCCACCGCCTGGGGTTACCACCTCGAGTGCGAGGTCCTGATCATTAACGAGCTGCGCCAGCCCGAGGCGTCCGACCGCCGCGCCCTTGAAAACAGCCTCAAGCCGGTCATCGCTGCGCCCCCTGAGTATTTGACCATACAGCGCAAGGGCCTGGCCCCCTACGAGTCCGTCAACCGCCTGCAGGTAGTTGCGTTCTCCAACGAACGCATGGCTATCACCATCCCCTCTAACGATCGCCGCTGGTTTGTCATCTGGTCCGACGCCGTTTGCATGGATCCGGCCGCGTCCGCACGCATCTGGGCCTGGTACAAGGCGGGCGGCCTGGCTAGTGTGGCCGCCTGGCTGCACCAGCGCGACGTCTCCGCGTTCAACCCTGGCGCCGCGCCCCCAATGACCGAAGCCAAAGCCATCATGGTCGAATCGGGCATGTCCGGCGCTGAGTCGTTCCTGGTGGAGCTGATGCGCGCCCGCGTCGGCGAGTTTGCCTCTGGCGTGCTGGGTGGCCCATGGCAGGGTGTCTGCGACCGCCTGGGCGGCATGGCCCCGCCCGGCATGCGCGTGCCCGTGGCGGCCTTGCTGCATGCGTTCCGTGAGGCCGGATGGGTGGACATGGGGCTTTTGAAGTCTCGCGCCAATCCAACCAAAAAGCACGTATTCGCGGCCCCTGACATGGCCAGCAAGACTAAATCAGACCTCCGAGACCTGGTCCAGGGTCCGGCCCCCGCGCCTGTGATGCGCCTGGTGAAATAAGAAAAGGCCCGCGAGGGCCTTTTTTACAGTTTGAGCAGGGTGGCCAGCAAGGCCACCAACACGGCCACCAGCGCGGCCGTCATTTTATTGTTTCCAATATGTGCAGCGCGCCCATTGGACTCGCCAGGATAACGTCGCATGCGCGATTTATGGCCGCATGCATGGCCGCGTTTTGATTCTCCGCATTGGTTAGCTCAGATTCCAAAACTTCGCATTCCAGGGTCTTAATTTTAAGGTCCAGGGCCGCGGGTTTTAGCGTTTCAATCTCCGCGGTGGCCTGTCCCAATGCATGCTGCAGCGATTCAATCCTGGCGAATAGTTTGGCCGCGTTTTCAAACCCTTCGGCATAGCATAGGCGTTCGGCCTCACTGGCGGGCATGCGCATAAAATCAAAGTCCATTTCGAGTCTCCAAGTATTCGGCCACTGTGCGGCCCATTAAAAAAGCGTGTTCCGCGCTTGGTAAATCGATGGGCGCGCCATCTAGCGCATCGGCCAAGTCAATTAGCCACTGGTAAAACTCTTTGACCCTCATAACAGGCCCTCCGGCATACTGGCGCGAATTTCCGCTGGTGTCCAGGGCATGGGTTCATTTTGAAACGGCCAAACCACAAAATCCTGCAAATCCGCAGCCATTGTGGAATAAGGGCCGGTTTTGAATAGCGCGCGGTAAGCGTGGTAAACATCCATTAGGACCACCGGCCTGCCCTTATGGTAACCGTGGGTCCCTGGCCGTGGCCAGCTCTCACGCGTGGGGTATCGGTCCGGCCGTGGGTTGTGTTTATATCCTGGTATCGGTGATTCATGCATGTTTTGCCCCTTAAAAATTCAAGCCTGAGACGCGAAAACAGCGGCCGTCTGCGAGCCGCTCCACGTCTACGGTATATCGGCCGTGCACGGCCAGCACGCGGCAGCGCGTGGGTTTGCCTTGGATATCAATGAAGACAATTTGGTTTGGTTTCATGTTTTGCCCCTTTTTAATGCATGGCGTAAGAGACCGGCTCGCCAGACCAGCACGCGCGGCAGCTGCCGCATGCGCCATTGTTTTTAGGCGCCTGGCAGGCGTGGCCGTGCACTGGCGCGCCTGGCGTGTGCACATTCGAGCTGGTGATATTTGCGTGGCCGCGCAGGCTGGCAGGGATCGCCACCGGCTGGTCAGGATACATCGCAGACAGGCGCACGATCAAATTAGAGGGCAGCGCGCCATGTTTGGCGATGTATTCCTTGACGATCGCATACTCACGCGTGGGCAGCCAGTGCTGGCAATGTGGCGTGGCCATGGCCAGCTGCGCGATCAGCTCGAGATGCGCCAATCCCTGCAAATCGCCGGAATCGTGGTGGCGAAACCAGAAATCTGCGCCGATCAGCGAAACCATGCCAGACAGCCACGCCTGCGCGTGCTCTTCGCTGGCCATGGCCTGCCAGACAGCATCAAGCCGCGAAAACTGCGCGGGTTTGATCGTGCTCTCGTAGACTTTATAAAAACCCTTGTCTGCGTAGCACATGCTGCAAATAGAGCCGGGCAGTTTGGCCATGCGCGAGCCGGTCTCGCAGCTCTCTGTGGGCAGGCTCGAGCTCTTACATGGCATCTTGCTGGTTTGCGTAAGAGAGCCGCAAACAGTTTGCGCGGCTTTTTTGGTCAGAGGGATGATTTGAATAGTGCGCATGGTTTGCCCCTTATTTGGTTAAGACGTCAAAGTAAGCCAGCGCGCAAACTAACAGCGCGCCAGCGATCGCGATCGCGGCCAGAATGTCGAGAATTAGGTTTTTCATGGTTTGCCCCTTATTTAGTGGCCGCGTCGCGCAGCTGGTCAACGATGTTGGAATATTCGCCATAAGGCAAATCGATCGCGTGTGGCGTGGTGTACATGTTTCGGTCGTAAGCCCACATGATGTCGGTTTGAGTGAGCTCGACACCGGCAGGAAAAATAACGTCGATATGGCGATCGATGTCGAGAATCACGACGTGGCCGCTCTCGAGTTGAGTCGCAGCGATGCGCTGGCCGTTTTCGGTGTATGTGCGGCCGGTGTTGAAGGTAAGAATTTTCACGGTTTGCCTTTCGTTTATACAGTGTTTGCCCTTCCCGCAAGGGAGACCCGAGCGTAAGTGATTTACTTACACTTGTCAACGTGTTTTTGTAAAGATATTTGTAACAGTTTGTAACAGCGTTTTTGTGGGTTAGCGTGGGTTGTGCGTGGGTTGTGAAATAGCGTGCCAATGACCCACGCTTAAAGCTAATGAGCATGCGGGTTTGAGCTGTTTGTGGGTCATTGTGGGTTATATATATCTTCATCCTAAGTTTAAAAAAAGTATTACATTTGCGTTGTAGTACTCTCGACCGGCAGCGATTTAAAATGACCGCCCACATGACCCACAATGACCCACAAACCACGCACGGCGCATTGTGGCCGGTGCATGTGGGTTGTTGTGGGTCATCAAAAAACCATAACCCACAATGACCCACAAACCGGCCTGGCGCGTGGGTTTATACAGTGGTGGATGGGCATACAGTAGTGGATGGGCATACAGTAGTGTGCTGCGTGCTGCGTGGCCGCCAGCTGCGTGCTGCGTGCTGCATGCCGTGGGCAGTCCGCATGACCCACAAAACGCGGAGGGGGGGAGGGGGAGGGCCGAGCCGATGGCCTAACGGTAGCGTAGCGCTCGCAAACAATTTTTATTTTTACGGGCACACTGCAAAAGATTTTTTTATTTTTATTTTTTCGTTTATCATCGCCGCACGCATTCACGCGGCCATATACATATGAGTTTCCATTCACTGCCACTTGTCTTAAATGAAGTGCGCGCCACAGAGGCGGTGCTCAACCGCATCTACGACGCAGCCAAGCTGGGCCTCAAGGGCGACAACTTAGCATTGGCAGCAGGCATGGTGCCCAGGACGTACCGGCAGTTGTGCGAGCTAGACCCGCTGGCGCAGCTGGCCGAACAAAAAGGCCGCGCTGAAGGCGAGCTGCTCGCATCTAGGCAACTGCACAAGGCAGCCGAAGAAGGCGACGCCAAGGCCAGTCTGGCTATCTTGCAGAACGTCCACGGCTGGGTGGCCAAGCAGGCCATCACGGTGGACGTCAACCAGCAGATCAGCATCCTGGGCGCACTGGCCGAGGCCGAGCGCAGAGCGGCCGACGTAGTGAACGTTACGGACGTCATAGCGCACGAGCCAAGCCAACCGCTGCCGACCGCACGACTAGCACCCCACAAGCAGGCCATAGACTAATGCAAACGACCATCTACTCGGCCGAAGACGAACAAGAACTGATGGCGCGCCTCTGGGCGCCGCAGTACAAGGACAACCCACTGGCGTTCGTGCTGTACACGTTCCCGTGGGGCGTCAAGGGCACGCCACTGGAACACTTCAACGGCCCACGCAAGTGGCAGCGCGAGGTGTTGCAGCAGGTCGCCGACCACATCAAGCAGAACAAAGGCAAGATGGACTTCGACACGCTACGGCACGCAGTCTCATCTGGCCGTGGTATCGGTAAGTCGGCGCTGGTCAGCTGGATCGTGATCTGGATGCTGTCCACCCGCATCGGCTCGACGACCATCGTGTCGGCTAACTCAGAGAGTCAGCTGCGCTCCATTACATGGGCCGAGATTACTAAGTGGCTAGCCATGAGCTTGAACAGCCACTGGTTCGAGGTCTCGGCCACCAGGCTGATGCCAGCCAAGTGGCTGACCGAGCTGGTCGAGCGCGACCTGAAGAAAGGCACACGTTACTGGGGCGTCGAGGGCAGACTGTGGTCGGCCGAGAATCCTGACGCTTACGCCGGTGTGCACAACTTCGACGGTGTGATGGTGATCTTCGACGAGGCCAGTGGTATCGACGACGCGATCTGGGCGGTGACGGCTGGCTTCTTTACAGAAAACACGCCTAACCGCTTTTGGCTTGCGTTCTCCAACCCACGACGCAACTCGGGCTACTTCTACGAGACGTTCCACAGCAAGCGGGAGTTCTGGCACACCAAGGTGGTGGACGCTAGAACAGTCGAGGGCACCGACAAGCAGGTGTACCAGCAGATCATCGACGAGTACGGGGCCGACTCAAGCCAAGCGCACGTCGAGGTGTACGGTGAGTTCCCGAACGCGGGCGACGACCAGTTCATCTCCAGCCTGGTGGTGGACGACGCCATGAAGAGGCCACAGTACAAAGACCCATCGGCCCCCATCGTGATCGGCGTAGACCCTGCACGGTTTGGTGCCGACGCCACAGTGTTGGCCGTGCGGCAAGGTCGGGACATCGTGCGCATCATTCGGCACCGGGGCGACGACACCATGACGGTGGTCGGGCACGTCATAGAGGCAATCGAGGAGTTCAAGCCGGTGATGGTGTTCATCGACGAGGGCGGGCTGGGCGCGGGCATCGTGGACCGGCTCAAAGAGCAGCGGTACAAGATCAAGGGCGTCAACTTCGGCTGGAAGTCGCGCAACCCAGCCATGTACGGCAACATGCGGGCGCAAATTTGGGGTGACATGCGAGAATGGCTTAAGTCGGCCAGCATTCCAAACGACAAGTTCTTGAAAACGGACCTGATCTCGCCTATGATGAAGCCTGACTCCAAAGGTTCAATCTTCTTGGAGTCGAAAAAGGACATGAAAGCGCGGGGCCTGGCGTCACCAGACGCGGCCGACGCCATTGCGTTGACGTTCTCGTACCCAGTAGCCAGCCGGGGCGAGTACACTGAGCGCAACGCACCGCGCAGGAACGCACAAAACGGTGCTGCTACAACTTCATGGATGGGGTCGTGATGGCTACAAAGAAAACTGTCTCTCTCAGTGTCGGTCGCGGCGAGAAACTGCCCGCATCCAAGGGCGCTGGCCTGACCGAAAAGGGCCGCGCCAAGTACAACGCAGCCACTGGCAGCAACTTGAAGGCTCCCGCACCCAGCCCCAAGACCAAGGCCGACCAAGGCCGTAAAGATTCGTTCTGCGCCCGCATGGAAGGGGTTGTCAAAAACGCCAAAGGCCCAGCAGAACGGGCCAAGGCATCACTCAAACGATGGAAGTGCTGATCATGGCTACAAAACCCGGTCTTTACAGTAACATTCAAGCAAAACGCGCCCGCATCGCGGCTGGCTCTGGCGAGAAAATGCGCAAACCCGGCGCTGCTGGTGCGCCCACCGCCAAGGACTTCAAAGAGTCTGCCAAAACAGCCAAAAAACCCGCGAAAGGTAAGTGATGCCACTCGTCAAATCACCCTCAAAAGAGGCGTTTCGCAAGAACGTCAAGGCTGAAATTGACAGCGGCAAAAAGCCTGCCCAGGCAGTTGCGATTGCGTACAGCGTCAAGCGGAGCGCAGCCAGCAACAATGCCAAAAAACCCACAATGAAGCCCAAAAAATGAACATTCAAGCCCTGCAAGACTGCCTGATCGTGCGCCCAGACATGGAGAAACACGAGCTTTTCATCCTTTTGAAGCAAAAACAAACGGGCACAGGTGTGGTAATCTCCGCTGGCCCAGATGCCAAAGATGTAAAAGTTGGCGACAAGGTGCTATTTGGTGATTCCATCGGACAAGACTTGAAGTGGGAAGGCGACAACCTGCTTGTCATGCGGGAATCGCACACGCTTGGTGTATTTGACGCATGAAAATAATCAGTCGGTCTGAAGCAATAGCGCAGGGTTTACCGCGCTATTTCACAAACACGCCTTGCAAGCACGGGCATGTTGCTGAACGACAGGTTACAAATTACGGTTGTTGTGTCTGCGCCGACAATGCCTTCAAAAAATGGTACGCCGAGCACTCAGCGGATCATTTGAAGCACGTCAACAACTGGCGGCAGAAGAACCCAGACAAGGTTTCAGCTATTCGCACAAAATGGTCGGAAGGCAATCCTGAGAAGGTCAGGCAGTCGACCAAAAACTGGAAACGCTCTAATCTGAGCAAGGTGGCTGAATCAGCAACGCGCCGCCGCGCCGCCAAAGACTTGCGGATGCCAAATTGGCTTACTTCCGCAGATCGACTAGAATTCGACACAGTTTACGCATACTGTGCGGCACTCCGTTCCGCTGGCTTGGACTATCATGTTGACCACATTGTCCCTTTGCGGGGAAAATCGGTGTCAGGTTTGCACGTTCCTTGGAACCTGCAAGTGATACCTGCCGTTGAAAACATGAGCAAAGGGAATCGATTTCAATGAAAGACACCACCGGAATCGTAGCCGCAGCCAATGTGGCAAAAAACGGACCGTACCCGTCAAAAGGCGGTTCCGAGGAAATTCTGACCGTTGCCCGTTCGCGCATGAACACGGCAATCACGGCGTTTTCCCAGACTCGGGAAGACGAACTCGATGACCTGCGGTTCTACGCAGGCTCCCCAGACAACCAGTGGCAGTGGCCTGCTGACGTGCTCCAGACCCGTGGTGCCGTGCAGGGTCAGACCATCAACGCCCGTCCTTGCCTGACCATTAACAAGCTGCCGCAGCACGTCCACCAAGTGACGAACGAGCAGCGCATGAACCGTCCCGGCATCAAGGTGATCCCGGCTGACGACAAGGCTGACGTGGACGTGGCCGATGTGTTCAACGGCGTCATTCGCCACATCGAGTACATCTCCGATGCTGACGTGGCCTACGACACCGCTTGTGAGAACCAAGTGTCCTACGGCGAAGGCTACATCCGGCTGCTGACCGAGTATTGCAACGAAGACACGTTCGATCAGGACATCAAGATCGGGCGCATCCGCAACAGCTTCAGCGTCTACATGGACCCCCTGATCCAAGACCCCACTGGCGCAGACGCCAAGTGGTGCTTTATCACGGAAGACCTGCCCAAAGCTGAATACGAGCGTTTGTACCCCGATGCAGCGCCCATCAGCACCCTGATGAACCTTGGCGTGGGCGATCAGTCCATCGCGCAGTGGATCGGTGAGAACACCATCCGCATCGCCGAGTACTTCTACATCGAGTACGAGAAGCACACGCTCAACCTATACCCCGGCAACCAGACTGCGTTCAGCGGTACGCCCGAGGACAAGCAGCTTCGGGCCATGTTCGGCAAGCCGATCCGCAGCCGCGAAGCTGACCGCAAAAAGGTCAAGTGGTGCAAGATCAACGGCTACGACATCCTCGAAGAACGCGAGTGGGCTGGTGCTTACATCCCCGTGGTGCGCGTGGTCGGCAACGAGTTTGAGGTGGACGGCCAGATGTACGTGTCGGGCTTGGTGCGCAACGCCAAGGATGCCCAGCGCATGTACAACTACTGGGTGTCGCAGGAAGCTGAGATGCTGGCGCTGGCCCCTAAAGCCCCATTCATCGGCTACGGCGGTCAGTTTGAAGGCTACGAGCAGCAGTGGAAGACTGCCAACACAAACAACTGGCCCTATCTGGAGGTCAATCCTGACGTCACAGACGGTCAAGGTGCTGTGTTGCCACTACCCCAGCGGGCACAGCCTCCAATGGCCTCCAGCGGCCTCCTGCAAGCCAAGGCGGGCGCTGCCGAGGACATCAAGTCAGCCACAGGTCAGTACAACGCTTCGCTGGGTATGACCAGCAACGAGCGTTCTGGCAAGGCCATCTTGGCCCGCCAGCGCGAAGGCGACATCGGCACCTACCACTACGTTGACAACTTGGCCCGTGCGATCCGTCACATTGGTCGGCAACTCGTGGACCTGATCCCCAAAATTTACGACACCGAGCGTATTGCTCGCATCATCGGTGAAGACGGTGAGCCAGATACCGTCAAGATGAACCCGATGCAGGAAGAACCTGTCAAGCGGATCGTGGACCAAGAGGGCAACCTGATCGAAAAGGTCTACAACCCCGGCGTTGGCAAGTACGATGTGCGCGTGATCACCGGCCCCGGCTACGCTACCAAGCGTCAGGAAGCCTTGGAGAGCATGGCCCAGTTGCTGCAAGGCAACCCACAGTTGTGGCAAGTGGCTGGCGACCTGTTTGTCAAGAACATGGACTGGCCCGGTGCCCAAGACCTCGCCAAGCGGTTCAAGAAGACCATCGACCCCAAAGTGCTGGCCGACGAAGACGATCCAGCCTTGGCCGCTGCCAACCAGCAGATGGAGGCAATGGCCGCTGAGATGGAAAACATGTTCCAGATGTTGCAAAACGTCAACCAGAGCATGGAAGCTCGTGAGATGCAGATCAAGCAGTTTGAGGCTGACATCAAGGCATACTCTGCTGAGACACAGCGCATCAGCGCGGTGCAGGCTGGCATGTCGCCCGAGCAGATTCAGGACATCGTGATGGGCACCATTGCCGCAGCGATGGACACTGGCGACCTGGTTGCAGGCGCACCGCAGATGCCTGAGATGCCGATGCAGCCGCAGGGTCAAATGCCACCTGAAGGGATGATGTAATGAGTTGCGCTGAATTTGTTGGTGAGTTGTTCTTGGCACGGGATGTGGCCCATTCCGTCCACCTCAACACCCGTTCCTACTCAAAACACAAGGCGCTGCGGCACTTTTACAGAGATGTTTTGGAAGCTGCCGACAAGTTTGCCGAGGCATACCAAGGCCGTCATGGTCTAATTGGCCCCATCTCGCTCAAGTCAGCCCGCAAGGACGGTGCCATTCTGCCGTTCTTGGAAGACTCGCTGGCCTACATCGAGGAAAACCGGTACAAGGTCTGCGGTAAGACCGATTCGACTTTGCAGAACATCATTGATGAGATCATTGCTGTTTACCTGTCTGCTATTTACAAGCTAAAATTTCTGGCATAAGGACGCACATCATGGCCGTAACTCTCTCGCTGTTTGCTGGTGCAGGCGCTCAATTTTTTGACAACAATGGCAACGTGTTGTCCGGTGGCAAGATTTACACATACCAAGCGGGTACAACTACCCCATTGGCTACCTACACCACAAACTCCGAGTCTGCGTTTCACACCAACCCCATTATTTTGGATGCTGCTGGTCGTGTACCAAGCGGCGGTGAAATCTGGTTGCAGTTTGGAATTGGTTACAAGTTTGTTCTCAGGACATCCGCAGATGTTCTGATTGCCACATACGACAACATCCCTTCGTCTGCGCAGCCACCTGCTGCTAATGACGCCGACTCCATCATGTACGAGCAAGGCTACACCGTTACGGCGGGCAGCTTTACTGTAGGGAAAATTTACCGGATTGCGTCTGTTGGTACGACCGACTTTACGTTGATTGGTGCAACAGCCAACACTGTCGGCATTCACTTTATCGCAACGGGTGTGGGCACGGGCACAGGTACTGCGGAACTGTCTCAAACAGTCGAAACCAAGCTGCGTGAAACCGTAAGCGTCAAAGACTTTGGTGCCGTTGGTGACGGGGTGACAGATGACACGGTTGCGATTCAGGCGGCAATTGATGCGGTGTTCGCCGATGGCGGTGGAACAGTATTTTTCCCATCTGGTGTTTACATTAGCGATCCGCTAATACTGAAAT